TTGACCGCATGGCAGCAATGGACGTCGAAAAGGACATAGAAATAATTGCCGACTACGCACGCCCTGAAATTATAGCCGAAATGAACAACGCTGGGTACAACGTCCTAAACGCAAACAAGGTGGTCAAGAAAGGCATTGATAACATTAAAACCTTTGGCGTCTTTGCAATGGCCGACAAGTACCTTGAAAAGGAATACCAGAACTACAAATGGAAAAAGATTGGTGACCAAATCACGGACGAACCCGTTAAACTATTCGACGACGCTATGGATGCCGTCAGGTACGCGACGACCTACATTAAGCAGCAATACTTTACAGACGACAGTTACTTCGCGTTCTAAATTAACACGGACCGAAAAAATAATATAGTTATGGCACAGACAACAATAGCAAGACCCCAAAGCTTCACCCCAGCTTACAACCCCGTCAAGTACATTATTGATAGTACAAACAAGAACAACACGGGCTTCAAATACATTTTTGACGTATACAACGGCGCAACCCTAATCGGACGCTTTAAAACCCTACCAACTTTTGGCACGGGGTACGGTGAACTTGACCTATCTAGATTTCTAAGTTCTTACGTAAGCTGGGACTTTGACCCTAACGTAACCTTAGACTACGACGCGGCAAATTCTTACTATCAATACCAAGTAAAGACGGGCGAAGAATACCTAGCCGAATTTACATACACCTCAGCCCTGACTAACTCAGGCGGCTTTGTACGCGTGAACGTAACTAACACCTTTGCAATAGGTGACCAAATAAACATAGTACAAGCGGATGGCGGTACGGCTAACCCACTTGTAGAGGGGTTACATTCTGTCACCAACTCATCTGGTTCATGGTTTGAAATTGGCGTGGCATGGTCAAGCGTAACAGACGCAAACATAGACGGCGTGGTAACTTATGCCGACAACCGCAAAGTAGCAACCTACGACGTGCAAACGCTAGCTAGCAGCAACGTGTTTAACGGGGCGCGTCGATGGTCCGAGTTCGTATATTGGAATGCCGACGAATACAACCTAAACGACCCAACCAAATACTGGCTAACAAACCAACCGCTTACAAACTTTAACTGTACAATTGCTCAGGACCTTTGGTTAAACGCACGCGCAAGGGTAGGTAAAAAGATAGTCTTTGAAAACTCAAACGGTGACTTGTTTTATAAGAGCGTAGTAGCAAATTCAACCATTCAGCAAATTGCGGTAGGACCGAATAACCACGGCACACTAACGCCCGTCGTTGGTGTTTTGCCCCTAGTAAAAGACGACACAACTTATTACGAATTTTGGTTTGACGACGCTGGACAAAATAGCCGTAAATATAGAATTGATATAGACCGACGCGTACAGATTAGCGAATACGACGTGGTCTTTTTGGATCGCATGGGTTCTTACTCCAGCTTTGCTTTTCAGCTTAAGTCTTACGAACGTGGCGAAGTGTCACGCGAAGAATACAATAAAGACGTTACGGGCTTCGTAAGCGGTGGCCAATGGTCGTACAACTACGAAGAATTTGGCTATTCAACTATAAACCTAAACGCCGTAAAGACGCTAGAGCTTAACACGAACTGGATGAGCCAAGACATGGCAACTTACTTTGAAGAACTTGTAACAAGCCCGCAATGTTTTCTAAAGGTAGTGCAGTACGTAACCACCGAAGACGGCGTCCCAATCCTAGACGAAGACGGATGCCTTGTGCTTATAGCCGAAAGCACTATGTACGTTCCCGTAATTGTAGCCACCAATAGTTACGAGGTGTTCAACCAACGAAACAAAAACTTAATGAAGCAAACAATAGTAGTTAAGCTTGCAAATAACGACGCAATCAATGGTTAAGATAGTCCTACAAACTGGGGTGCTAGACGTACGCCCCGACGTTAATTTCCCCCTTACCTTTTCAGTTGGTGAAATCCGCGACATAACAAAGCGAACGGGTACATTTTCAAAGACCATTGTACTACCATCAACAGACAATAACAACCAGCTACTTAATCATTATTACGACGTCAACATTCAGGCGGGTACGTTCGACATTACGCAGTTAACACGTTGTCAGGTCCTACAAAACGACGTAATCATTTTAGAAGACGCCATACTGCAATTGATAGCCGTCAACAAAGTACAAACTACGGACGCTTACGAACAAGTTGCTAACTACGAGGTCTTAATAAAAGACACGAAAGCCGAACTATTTACAGCAATCACAAACGCCGAACTTACAGACATAGACTTTAGCGACCTTAACCACTACTCGGTAAGCTCTAGTATTATTTCTACATACGCTTTTACGCAAGCCAACGGCTACAAATACGTCTTACCTTACGACAACGACAACCTTTACAACGTCCGACAACTAAAGCCAGCAATTTACGCAAAGACGTACTTTGACCGCATCTTTGCAAACGCGGGTTTTACCTACACTTGGGCGGCGCAAGCGGCTGCCAACTTTGACAAGTTACTCATTCCTTACAACGGCGACGAAAACCAAATAGACTGGACGGACTACAAGGTAAAGGCTAGCAATACTTTTGCAACCAGTGTAGCGCAATCGGTGTCGGGTTCATTCAATACCTTTCAGCAACCAATAACGGGTTTTACAGAAACGTCCGACCCTCAAAACATATTCAACCCAACGACGGGCCAGTACACCGCACCAACGGAAACAGACCCCGCCGCTTCGCAAGGTTATGAATTTAATATAACCATTGAATACAACCTAGAGTTTTTTAACCATTCAGCGTTGCCAGTTAAGGCCTATCAATTAAACTCATTGACGGGTTTATACGTACCCCAAGACGTTACCTTTTATCCATTTGTAAAGGCTTTAAACCCGACTTTTACGGGAACTATTGCCGCGCTTACACCCGTAACTATCGACACCAATTTAGCGTCAGGAAATAACGTCTTTGGAACTTATGCAAACGTCGTTATAACTAGCCCAAGCGGCTACATAAACACGTCCGATATCTTAACAATGGTAGCGGGTGTCTTGTCTACTAACTGGCAGTCTGGCTTAACAAAGTGGCGTACAACTACGGCGGTGGTGGCGCAAGTAGACGTCAACATAGACGTGCTAGACATGCGCGTAGAAATCACGCCTAACAGCAACACCCAACCGATAGGCGGGTTTGTTACCATGAATGAATACGTACCAGACAAGATAAAGCAAAGCGACTTTGTCAAGTCCATCTTTACCATGTACAACCTATTTGCTGACGTAGACCCAGAACAACCGAACAATATAATCTTAACGCACCGCGACGAATACTACGACAACGGCGCAGAAAAGGACTGGACACAAAAGCTAGCAAAAGACCGCGAACAAAATCTAGAGTTCTTACCCGACGTTACAAACAAGCGCTTAATCTTAACTTACAAACAAGACAAAGACAGCGCCAATGAATTGTATTTTGACACCACCCGCGAAATTTACGGGCAACTAGAATACATTTTTAATAGCGAATACGTTAAAGACATAGACACGAAAGAACTAATCTTTAGCCCTACACCGATAACGACGACAACTTTCGGTGCAACCGTGCCAATGATAGACGGACAAGCGCCAAAAACGAACCTAAGAATACTATTTGACGGCGGCGAACAAACGTGCGGGTCTTACGATCTAATTGACGGCGGCTTAACGGGAACTTACGGGGTTACAACTTACCCAGCAATAACCCACTTTGACAACGCGAACACCCCAAGTTTTGACCTGAACTTTGGAACGTGCGACTTTTACTACTACCAACCGCAAACGCTAACCAATAACAACCTTTACAATCTATATTGGCGACGCACTATAAACCAAATTAACGAGGGTAAAATGCTTACGGCGTTTTTCTACTTACGTGAAAGCGACATACACGGGCTAAAGCTTAACGACAAAATCCGAATAGATAACAGTTGGTGGAATATAAACAAGGTTATTGATTATAACGCAAACACGGACGGACTTACAAAAGTTGAACTTATAAGCGTGGACAGCGAACAAGAACTAGCCCCGTTTATTACCAATACTGGCAGCACAGCACCGAGCGTTACTACTCAGGTGGCCTTGTCGTCAGTCATGCAATCCCGCATGAGTTCGGCTAACTTAATTCTAGAGGGTGCAAACGTCGCGGTGTACGGCACGCGTAACACAATAGCGCAAGGCGTGCGAGGTGTCGTTATTGGTGACGGGAATACCCTAAACGAAGACGGACTTATAACCCCAAGACTTAACGGCTTAACGCTTCAAAACACCACGTACATAGCTAACCTTACCCAAACGGGAACGGCTGCACCTACGGCGCTTATTTTGGCTACAAACTTAGGTTTAATAACATGGACTAGAA